ACTTTCCTTTGGGCAGCTCTTTCTCAAGGGCATTGTAATATGCTTCGGCGGCTTCTATAAATTTCTTCCTTCGCCGCCAGGGGAGCTTTGCTAGAGTGTTAAAGTCAATACTAATATTAGCTTTAACAATGTATAGATATACATCTTCTAGTTCTCCCGTGGGTAGAAAAAATTATCTACCGCCATCACTGGTACCATAATCTTCTGTCCCGTTTCGGGGTCTTCGATTTGAGTAGTACCGTGGAATAGGGGGTCAAACCCTTTGATAGCAGACCTTATGTCCATCATATCTTTTGGGCTGAACATCCGGAAGTTCTTCACGGGTTCATAGTTGTCACCAACCCTCAGTTTGAGATTACGAGCGACTAACTCCTGATTTTTGGTACGTTCACTTGCGGGGAGATTTAAGACGTAGGCTTCCCCGCGGGCATTGAGGAGGTCGAAGCACATCTCTTTCCCACTTTTAGTAGTGAACTGTATTTCCGAGGTTTGTTTAGGTACTGGGTAGAATGGGATAGCGTTAGGTTTTGCTTCCATCTCTTCCATAGTTGGAACTACACCGTAGTCGAAAAGGAACTCTTCCTGAAGGTTTATTTCATAGTCTACTTCACGAACTTGACCATCGGCTGGACCATCCCAAGCATACCTGAAGTCAAGTATTTCCCCAAGAGAAAACACCCTGGAATTTACCATGATTGCATACCTGTCGAGTGAGGGCATTTTCTGCACATCTTCGGGGGTAAGCAATCGAGTTGCTGTTATATCAGTATCAGTTACAATGCCTGCAATGAACTTTGATATGTTCATGAAGGTTTTGGCATCTACCGGATTAGAAAGGATATCATCATCCTCTCCATTCTGTTCCCTTATAGTTACCTCGTAACCACTGGGGAGTTTGAAGGTAAGTTTCTTACCATAAAGTGTTTTGTCTTCCATGTTGTTGAGTTGTTAAGTGTATTCTTCTGAATATAGTCTTGGATACGAAAAAGGGAGAGTTCATTGCTGAGCTCTCCCTTGGTGATTCACTATTACAGCTTCTCGCAGGTGTCTACTGAGAACTCCAAATCCTCCAGAGTGTTGTCCGAACTCATTCGGTCTAAGTCCTGTCCGTTTACCTTGCAAGGCCATACTCCGGTACAAGTCCAGGAATTAAGGATAGATACTCCATCCTCGGCCAGCTCATTGATAAGTACGGTTTCCTTGTACTGACTTGGGGTTAAACCTCCCCCGAGCAGCATATCCTGTACTGACATCAGCCAATCCCATAACCAGGTATCTGAACCAGAAGTTGTCTCCAGCTTAGATGCAGTTAAGTTACCAACTGATACCCTGCCACCGGTCTTTACGTCGTAGTTTACATCCCCGTGTGCAACCTGTTCGATACTTATCTCAGGTACAGTTACCTTCTGAAAGAGGAAGGGGTTGATGGGGTGCTTGACAAATATTATTTGCCATAAGAACTTCTTCCTCGGGTTTTTTACTTTAGCTCCTGCCATAGTATTTATCGTATTTATTTGTTAGTTATTCTGGGCAGAGATGGATACTTCACCGGTGCTCTTGTTTACAGCAATGTCGATGATAACATCCATTTCGATATCCTGCATTGGAACAACCTCCTTATACTTCAGCTGAGCCCGATATTTACCCTGGCGAACGTCGGCCTCATTGTTTATCTGAAGCTCTTCGTAACTCTGGGCATCCTGGTCACCTATCCACTCATAGGAAGTGATGGCATTGCGGGTCTGCAGGTCATCCAGAATTTCTTTTGCTTCGTGATAAATGAGTTTCCACGTATCGAAGGTATTGGGCTCTTCGATGTAGCTCTCTAAAATCGGCCGGAGGTTTTTCTTCAGATAGAGATTGAGACGAACTATGGAGATGAATTTCTCCGAATCGTCTACTGGGTTCGAAGTGAAACCATGCCAGAGCATAGTGCGCTGACCCTGGGTCCTGGTGTTCTTTATTACGAACAGGTTCATGTACCACTGAGCGAACTCGTTAAGAGTATCCACTTCAGCAGGTCCTCCCAAGTTCTTCATCACCGGACCGAGTGCCGATACGATTACACCCCGGTTCATACCGGAGAACGAATACCAGGGACCGTAGGTAGAAGCGCAGATGGCATCGAGTCCCACTACCGAACCCAGCACATCGCATTTCTGGAGAGAGCCATTCTCGTTGTAATACTTGATACCACCTCCGAAATATGCCACTTCTTTCTTGGCACCAATGGTCTGTACCAGAGTCTTCAGTGCCGAAAGGGTCTCTTCGGGAGTTGCTGGGGTACGAGTGTCAGGAGCATACTTAGGCACTTCCACATACAACATCTGTTCGAAGATGTTGTGTACATCGGCAGCTACAGAGGTATATACCTTGGTATAATCCGTAGGCAGATGCTGATGTATGTGAGAAAGGATTACCGAATATGCCTCGTAGTAGGCCTTGCTTGCCTGATATGCCGAGAGCCATTCGTCTGCCGTAGGAGTAGCCCCTGCATTACCCTCAGTACACTGCATGTATACGTTGGTATCGGAAATTTCCTCGGCATCCACGGTACCTTCCGTTATCTTACCCACAGTAATCATCGAGTTCCAGTTGGAGAACTGACGAAGAATGGATATGATATCTTCCATGGTCTGAATACCGGTTGCCAGATTTGCCATGGTACCCTGACCATCGCCTGCCTTACCCTGGATTGCCTCAAAAGTGATGTTGGGAGCATTATCCAGGAAGTTCTGCAGAGTATTCACATTTATAGAGGGATTGGTTACTCCCTCGGAAGTGTTTGCAGATACTGCCGAGAAGAACAGCATTTCGTTGAGCATGCTGTCGTACGTCGGAATATTGGTAATATCATCCCGGCCACCATACTGAATGATGCTTGCACGGAGTGTTGGTTCCGTGGATACATTCAGCTTCAGGTAAAAAGGACGATTGAGATTAACTCCCGTATCATCCAATACCGGAGAACCAGCCTCTCGAGTACGTATGGCCATGTGCATAGAGAGACTGTTCTCAGCCCCACTCGGGTCGGAAATAGTAATGGAAATAACCGAAGAACCGTCTGGTACCGATACCGAGGGAACTGCCTGAGAAGAAGCCGGTGTTACCGACATAGGCTTTGCCCAACCATAAGTAGCCCCAACTCCAGCTACTCGTGATACCCGGACTTTTGCACCCATTTCCAGGGCTTTCATGATGTTTGATACCGAACCATCCGGAACTATTTCCGAACCGAAGATGCGAGTGAACTGTGAGGGAGTTGCAATCAAGTCCTTCGGGTCTTCGAATGGACCCTTAGTAGTACGGGCTACTACATTGATTACACCCAACAGAGGTACACTTGATTGTACATTCAGGTTCTTAAAATTGAACCTTACTCTTGGAGTCTGTGGCATATAATTATTGATTAAGGTTATGATAGTAAAAAAGAATCCACCTCCACGTACCCTCAAGTAAGAACCAGGGTCGATTGGAGGTATAGGTGGGTCAGGCTCCTTGGGGAACCTTCAGAGTGTAATCGGCATTTTCTAGAAGCACGGAAATATCTCTTATTGGAGTAATTACCTCTGGAGGAGTGTTACCATCTAAGAGGCAATCCTGTACTTCAAATTGGTATACCTTTTCCATCAACCCATTATCCAAATCCGGCATGTTATAAAAATTAACTATCCGGAGGAATATATTTCCTGTGAATAGAAATTTGGGTTCTTCGTATGGTTTTAGGTAGCCTCTTTGAGGAACTGACCAGAACATAATCTGATGCAACAGTCTCATGTGTTCTGCAGAATGAGCACACAGTCTTATGTTCATGTATTGTGATAGGGTTTCATAAGGTACTTCAGTTGCAGTGTAACCTATGCCCTCTTCTTTCTCTATTATCTGTCTCGGTAGTCCAATATCTCCAGGATAGAATCCTTCGGAATCAACCACGATACGGGGGGTTTCTTTTATACCTTTTGAGTGATTGTTACCCACTCCGAATATACTGACGTAGAAACCCTTTTCGTCAGTGATCTTTTTCAGGTCTTCTTTAAACCGTTCAGCATTTGCTGCACTGGTTGGAAGATAGTCTTCTGGATTTATAGTGTAGCCCAACTTGATAGCCATATTTAATATAGCCACGTATATGGACCTCTCTATAATTTCCTGAGAATTTACCATTTTACTTGATTGGGTCTTACACCATACTTTTGAAGTTCTTTACGTATCTCCGTTAGGATAAGTTGCTTGAGCTTATTCTTACCACCAGCGGCTTTAAGAGATGGTGCCCATACGGGCCGGGGTGGAATCCTACCATCGCGGGAACCGAATTCCAACATCATGGCTAGTTGGTTTAGTATTAGCTTCTTCTGAGAAGAGCGTCTGATTCCGATTGGTAATCCTATTAGAACCCTCGATTTATACCTATATAACCCAACTGACCTCGAATAGAGACCAGTCAGGTTATAAATAGGATGTTGTCCCCACCTTTCAATGGTAGCTGGAGATAATGGTTGCCAAGTTACTCCACCACCCATCGGCGGTATACCCAAAGTTAATGACTTCTTTACGATTGCAAGGAGGTTACGTGAGAATTGACTCACAGCTTTATCATATCCCCTCTGCATACTTGGCCCAAGGTTACTGACTAAAGATTCTACCTTTTGCCATTCACCATTTAGCTTTACCTGAAGTACAAGGTCAGATACTTTGGGAAGTGTGATATTTACCTTCCTTGCCATTTGTGTTAAAAATGTTTATCGTAAAAAGCTTTCAGTTCTGAGTAAACAGTCCTTATGATGCCGTCCTTATGATAATGGAACTCACCCGTATAACCTTCTATTCCCCCGAGCTTGTTTGCCCATTTTTCAGTCCAGAAGTCGTAATAGTTATTAGCACTGTTATGGAACATACAGTGTAACCCACTACATAGACCCACTGTAGGTAAATATAATGGACCTAATATTCGGGATTGAATACAGTGGCCAAATTCATGGTCATATACAGGCTCCTTTAATCCAGAATTTTCTGAAAGAAAGATATAGTTTCCTAAGCTTACTCCACCATTCATTGTTGGAGCCACGTAGAAAGCAGTGCTTCTTTGTTTTAGGATTCTTTTCTCCCCTTTAAAAATTACCTTGTAGATAAGTCCGGCAAGGTTTTGAGGCAGTTGCCAAATATACAAAAAGATATGCACCAGAATATGCAGGAACTTACCAAACTGAGTTTTATGTTGGTGTTCTTTTAAGATACTGGACATTGCCTATTCTTTCTTATTGACCGCCTTTACTTTGAGATAGTGAGCAAAGTACCCAGCAATGAAATACACTATCGGGTAAATGATGAGCAGGAGTGCTACCAGACCGTTATCCAGCCATCTCCAAATGCAGGAGAAAATGATTACCGATGCTATGGCTAACGCAATATAAAGCCATCCAAGTTTTGTAATGTTCATGGTTTATAGTTTTAGTTGTATGGAGCCACATTTATAAAGAAATGTTTTACACTTCCCACTACTTGGCAGAGTATGGTGTACACCTTATAACCGGAGGTAGGTGCTACATCGGCTGCATTCTGGTGCATGTGTATCACACTTGTACCATTTTGTTTTTCGATTGTAGGAGTTATATTATATGCACATATAAGTGAAGCTGTTGGGGCTAATTCATTGAAACTGGATTCTAGTAGGGTCAATGTGGGATTCCCTGAACCAGTATACCAAAGAGATTCTCTACTTCTTAGATTCCTAGCTTGGTTTGTACCAGAGGTATACTCTATCAAACTGGTTGTACCTATATATACTCTACTACCCTCGTTTATAATATAGCTAATAATTTGTTCTTCTGTAGCGTGCTCACCTAAATCACTAAAAGAAGCTTCGAATAGGAAATATATCTCCTGAGTTTCTATCATGAGATAGAATGCAGTAAAGAGGTCATTCTGAGTATCACCATCCCACCGCATCATACCTATTCCAGAAGAATCTCCAAGGGTTTTAACAGTATTATTACCTGTCATCCATTGTAACTTCCTTAGAGCATCTACTAGAGTATCACCGTTTTGGATATAAGGGTCTTGGACATCACCATACTTGGTTATATCTAACCAACCCGATATCCTTAGGTCAGAAAGACTTCCACCACCGCTTACCTCTTCCCAACCAGATTGGGTACTACTTACTTTACCAGATATATACACTTTATACCCACGGAATAAGGTTTTCTTGCCTTGTACCCATAGTAAATATTCTACTCGTCCTATAGTAGGCATTAAACCCGTGGCTATGGCTATACCATAATAATTACCAGAAGTTATACCTGTATTAGATGGTCCATTTACTACAGTAGCAGCATTAGCCACGAAGAACTTTACCTTAGTATTTTGAGTACCATCAGAAAAGGGGGCTGAATCATTAAAATCAGTTATTACTAAATTATTAGGGTCAGCCTTACCTTTGAAAAGGTTGGCTATCTTCTGCAAGGTAGTTTTCTGTGTGGCTGATATCTGAATTTGTTCGGTACCAGTGGGAGTTACATCAGTAAACTGAGAACTACCTATTTCATGAAATTCTGCCATGATATTTATATTTATTGTTTACTTTCGTCTTGTATTCTGTTGCTTATATCCAGCTTTCTGGTCGTCATACATAGATACTATGTTGGAGAATGTGGCTACAATTAAACTATCAGTCATCTGAACTACAGTGAGATAAGCCTCAGCTTGTTGGGCAGTTGTTACTCCGGTAGTTGTAGTCCTAAATACCAAAGTCTTCCTTCTCTCTACTCCAGTAAGGTTTGTGTCTGAAGTTATCAGGGATTCAGAACTTCCTTCTATTCCGGTATAATCAATATAAAAATTATCTCCGGAGCCGTCATCCCATGGTATACTAACTTTTGCCATACTCTGATTATTAAATTAGGGATATAGAGGGGATATCCCACCCCTCTATACCAAAATCCCTTGGTCCTATGCCTTGGGAGTAACCGTAAAGGTAGTGTTGGTGTCCACCGTAACCTGTACTGCCGAACCATCCTGAGGAACATCGACTGAAGTCGGTGCAACTTCGATGAATGGGTCACCTGCAGTCTGATTGAGAGTAGCAGTTGCTTTCTGACCACCATTAGCTGCAGCAATAATCTGTTGCGTACGAGCTTCTATGGTTTCATTAGCTGCAGCACTCAGTGTAAGGCTGAAATTATATTTTGCTTTAGCACCTGGGTCGCCAGCGATTGCAACACCGCTTGTAGCTTCAGCACCGTTTGCCGTAAACTTAATAGCTGCAACATCAGCCCCGATAATATCTCCCGTACCCTTAGAAAAGGTGATTTTGGTAGTGTTTGATACACCGGTTAAGGTTATCTTACCACCATCCTTATCTACTGCCGGGTTAGTATTATCAAACCCGATAAACTCGGCTGCTGGGAGATGATTAGCAATGAATTGCTTCTTCTCAGCTACTCCTGTACCCTCTACTTCAAAGGTAGCAACCTGTGTTAAACGATTCCCTCGGTTAACTACTTCGGCTTTTACCTGAAGAGTAGTATCACCAGAACCAGATGATGGATTAACTACTATACCGTTCTGTTTTACTTCGGCCATTTTTTTTTT